AGTAAGAAGAGTGAGGATAGCTTCCATCATTCTGTCAGATTCTCTTAAAATTCTGACATCATCTACGAGGCCGTTTATTCGACTGTCTTCTCCGTTGTACTCCTCCAGATCCAGTGCGTCTACTATCATTTTGTTTGATACCTAATTCATCTTCTGTGATGATTCTAAATTCAATACCATTATCTTTAGCAAACTCTGTAGCTGCTGCCCACTTAGCCATATTCTTTTCATACATTGAAGCTTCATAAAGAAATGATTTGGTAACACGAACACCTGGTTTGGGTGGTTGTGTTTGTTTCTTTGGTTTAACTTCTATAATTTGTTTCTTTACCTTACCAGATGAATCACGAAACTCAATCAGATAGTCTGGATAATATCTATGTAACCTATTATCTACTGGTGAGATATAGGGGATACTAAACTCTTCTGAAGCCCACTTAAGTATGTTGGGATTAGTGTCACACCACTTACAAAACACCCTTTCCCATGAGGAACGACAGATGATGTTATTGGGATTGCCTTGATACTTCTCAGGGTGAGAAGGTTTATACTTTGACTTTACGAATTGTCCCAAAACTCATATACATAGTAATAGTAATCAAGTATATTTATAGATGGCTATCGGACCCATCAAAACATCACAACTGAAGAGTCGTATACTTCAGTTAGCACAGACATCCGTATACCAGATCAAACTATCACCACCACCGTCTGTCCTATCTCATCTTAGACAGAATGGATTTGACTATGCACTTGATGGTGAAGACATAGAACTGTTATGCAGTAGTGCTGTGTTGCCGGGTAGTGGTCTCAAAACTCATGATATTGTTGGTGATTTCCAAGGTGTCAGTGAGAAGATGGCATATCAAAGAATGTATGATGAGTCCGTTGATCTAACATTCTATGTGGATCATGACTATAAGGTAATCAATCTGTTTGATGGTTGGTTGGATTATATTTCTGGTAAGGGAACTGGTCAGAGGTTGTCTAGAACTAATGCATTATCATACGCATCAAACTATAGGATGAACTATCCAAATAGTTACAAAACTAATATGCATATTGTAAAGTTTGAGAAAGATGTATCTCCTGATAGAGGTATCTTTAATGATGATGAACTATTTCAACTGACATATACTCTGGTTAATGCCTTTCCTAAAACTATAGTCAGTACTCCTATTTCTTATGAGGGAAGTCAGATTCTCAAGTATTCAGTATCAATGAGTATACAGAGATATGTTAGATATGTTGACAAAATTGGATCTACAGGTCAAGTTCCATTAGGAACAACCCCAGCAACAACTAGGAGTGATAATAATAGACCTACGAATGAACCTATATTAGAAACAACTCTAGGAAGAAGTGGCAATACTTCAGGAAGAGTTGGTAATACTAACGGCCGTGGAACTCAATTTGTCCCAACCGATAGTGCTACTGGATTTAGACCAGGTGCAAATGATGGACCACTATTACTTCCCGATGGAAGTCCTGCTTATGATTCAAATGGAAACCTACGATCTATGTTTTAATTCTTAAACCCTCACTAAATAATCATACTGAAAAACATTATAGCATATTATGCCTTTACCAAAAATTGCGACACCCACATATGAATTGGTGTTACCTTCTACAAAACAAACTATTAAGTATCGACCTTTCTTGGTGAAGGAAGAAAAACTTCTAGTTCTTGCTTTGGAGAGTGAAGATAATAAGCAGATCACAAATGCAGTTAAGGCTGTAATTAAGAGCTGTGTGACTAGTAGGGGTGTCAAAGTAGAACAACTACCTACATTTGATATCGAGTATTTGTTCCTCAACATTCGTGGTAAGTCTGTTGGTGAAGAAGTAGAAGTCAACATCACTGCCCCTGATGATGGTGAGACACAAATTCCTATCACTATTTCTCTTGATGAGATTGAAGTCGTAGAGAGTGAAGGTCATAACAAACAGATCAAACTTGATGATGAATTGATGATGGAGATGAGGTATCCTTCATTGGATCAGTTCATTAAGAACAACTTCTCTATGTCAGATGATATGAACATTGAGAAATCATTTGAACTTGTTGCATCATGTATCGATAAGATCTATAACGAAGATGAGGTATGGTCTACTTCTGATTGTACTAAGAAAGAAGTTGTTGAATTCCTTGAGGGTATGAACTCACTTCAATTCAAAGAGATTGAGAAGTTCTTTGAGACAATGCCTAAACTTTCACATACAGTTGAGGTAGTCAATCCTAAAACTAAAGAGAAGAGTACTATCGTACTGGAAGGTCTCTCAAGTTTTTTCGCATAGCCATGATCCACATGGATCTTGAGGGATACTTTAAACTCAATTTTGCGTTGATGCAGTACCATAAATACTCATTAACAGAGATTGAAAATATGATGCCTTGGGAGCGTGATGTTTATGTCGCACTTCTCCAACAACACCTTGAGGAAGAAGAAGAAAAGGCTAAACAGAGGAGTTAATGGCTTTAGCAATCTACGAAGGAACTAAAAAGGATCAACTTGTCGATGAAGTTGTCGATGAGGATATTCTTCGCCTTCTTGGATTAGAGAATGTAAATGATTTAGATTATGATGATTATAAAACTCTTCTGAAGGAGAGGATGGCTGCTGGTAGAATGCCAGGTAATGATATTCCTACAGAAGATACACAAAGACTTACAGAAGAATTTAAAAGAGTAAAGAAAGAGACTGGTAAACTTAAGGTAAAGAATAATAAGATCAAATTTGATTCTGTAGTAGCTAAGGCAACAAAAAAATCAAGACCAGTATCTAATCCTACCAAAACTTTGATGGGTAGTAGTGTAGAACCTGAAGAAGAAGTTCCAGTTCAGAGTAATGGTGGTTCACAGAATTTGATGGAAAAGGTGGGGTTTAGTCTCTCAAAGATTGAGAATAGTCTTGAGAACATTCTTGGTAGCTTAACTACTCAACAGAAACTACAAAGTAAAGATTCTGAAAAAGAAAGAATTTCTGGTGAGAAAGAAAAGAAGAAAGAGAGAGAAGAGAAGAGTGAAAATTCTATCTTCAAAAAACTTGGTGATGGTGCAAAGAAAATTGCATCACCATTAGGTGGTATTTTTGATGCTATCAAGAAGTTCTTTATGGCAATACTGGGAGGTATTGTATCTCTTGGTTTGATTGATCTCTTCACTGATCCTGGAAAGTTTTTCAGAAATCTTGCTAATGGTATTATTGATTTCTTCAATGGTGTGATTAGAGGAGTATTCAATATTGTGATAGGTCCTTTTAACGCATTTATTGATACAATGAATGAGGCATTGGATAGTTTTATAAGTGGTGTCAATGATGCTTTAAATACTATAGATTTTCTAGATGTTATTCCTAACATACCACCCATAACAATTCCATACATACCAACTCCACAGATAGAAAAAATACCACCACCAGAAGAAAAACCTGAACCTAAACCATTGAGTGTTCCTGGTATGGAAGGTGGTGGTGAGGTTACCAATATTACCAATAAGTATTATCAACTTATGGAAAGTGGTGGTAAGGTCACTACAAATACGGGAAGTAAGATTAGTAGTATGGGTTCTGATACCCAGATGGTTGCACTTACTCCTGGTGAAGTTGTGATGAGTAAGAAAGCTGTAGATGCATATGGTGCTGATACTTTGTTGGGTATGAATGCAGATGCTGGTGGAACTAATGTGCCTAAGATGGGTATGGTTCCTGGGTATCAGGGTGGTGGAATGGTTGGTGGAAGTAAGTATGATGGTTTATTGAGTTTCATATCTAAGGGTGAGGGTGGCTACAATTCAATGAACCAAGGAACTCAGGGTAATAGTATTGTTGGTAGTACACATAATGCCTCCACCAAAGTTGGTAAGAACCTTACCGGTATGACAATTGGTGAGGTAATGCAAAGACAATCATACTTGATGAATCCAAACAACCCACAAGTTAGTGATTATGGAATATTTGCTGCTGGTAGATATCAGATTATTCCCTCTACGATGAGTGAGATACTACCAAAATCTGAGTTAAGTAAAGATGATATGTTTAGTAAAGAGAATCAAGATAAACTTGGTATCACTTTGATTACTAAGAAACAACCAAGAGTTGGTGATTATATTAATGGTAATGGAACTATTGATGGGGCCATGGATGCATTGTCTAATGAGTTTGCTTCAATGCCTGATCCAAGAACAGGTAACTCAAAATATGGTGGAGGAAACAAAGCCCTTCATACTGTAGAAGAGGTAAAACAAGCTCTTATTCAGGCAAAGACTGGTAGTATATCACCTCAATCCACATCTACAACACCTACACCAGGTCAATCAACAGGAGATGCTGCTCCTTATGAGTTTAGTTTGGATGATGTGAAACCAATGCAATCTCCTACAAGTCAAAGACCTATGATAGGTGCACCTGGTGGAGGAAGTGGTGGTTCCTCTGTGGTTGTTGCTGGTGGTGGAGGTCAACAACAATCCCCATCATCTGCTGGTGGTGGTGCTCAAAGTTCAGCACCAATGTTCTCACCCATAGATCAGAACAATCCTGATTTGTTAGTCATTAAATCAATCTATAGTATAGTATAATGGCAATAGGATTATTACTATCTGCAACTAAATTTTTAGGTGGGGCTATATCAAAAGCCACATCACCTAATGCCAAAAATACTGCAACTGTAGATGAGGGTGGAGAAGGTGGAAGTGGTAAACCTGGTGCAATTGTAAAATCTGAAACGGTATCTATTAGACCAACATCACCTATGGTTGGTAGTGGTCTTGTTTCTACGTCTGCGACACCAACAAAAGTATCTAAATCGACAGGTAAGGTTTCATTCTCATCCATCTCTAATCAGTTGGATAGTATTGTAGCTCTCACCTCAATGATTGATACTGTTACTCAGAAAAATACTGAGGGACAGAAGAAATCATCTGAAAATGTAAGAAAACAAAAAGAAAAAAATAAAAAGAAAGATAGAGAAGAAAAATCTGAGAGTGGTAGTGGTGCACTTGGTTTCTTAGGAAGTAAGGCTAAAGAGGCTGGAAATAAGTTTGGTATCTTTAACTTCCTCACAAGCATCCTTCTTGGGGTTGGTGCATTAGCTTTAATAGATCTTACTAAAAAACTCAGTAAAGGATTCGATAAAGTTGGTGACACCTTTGGTGGAATTTCACAAGGGTTTAAGTTATTCGGATTAACTATTGCTGCTGTTGCAAAAGAATTCCCTACTCTCCTCACCAAAGGTAAAAATTTATTATCCAAAGTTAAATTTGGTGATAAACTTAAAAACTTAGGAACTAGTCTTAAGAATGTATTTAAATCACTTGGTAATAAACTTATACCAGGATTTATAAAGAAATCAGTAAAGGCTATTAAAGATGCTTTAACTGCTGCTAGAAATCTTGGTAGAGCTGGTCTTGAAGCTGCTCGTAAAGGTTTAACCCTTGATAATAGATCTAAAAATCTTGGTAAAACTAGTAAAGGATTGAACAAACTTCTTGGTAGTGGTAGTGGAACAGGAACAAGATCTATCGGAGTGAACAAGGCTGTTCAAAGTATTAGAACTAAGCATGGTGATGAAGCTGCCAGAATGTATCAAGGTATGGTTGACAATGGTGTCAAACCTCAAAGAGCACTTCAAAATGTTAACAAAGCAATAAGTTCAGGTAAACTGGCATCTGTCCCTATGAAGGGAACCCTTAGTGGTGGCATGAAGGGTAGTCAACTTGTCAAAGGTGGTGTAAAACAAACACTAAAGAGAACATCACTTAAGTTCTTAGGTAAGGGTGCAACTAAGTTCTTAGGTAGGATTCCAATAATTGGTTCCTTACTTGTTGGTATATTCACATTATTGGAAGATGAAGATGGGGATGGTAAACCAGATTTTAATTTGGCAAAGGGAGTTCTCGCAGGAATAGGTGCTGGTATTGGTGGTGCTATTGGAACAGGCATCATGCCTGTTGTTGGGACAGTAATTGGTGAATTAATTGGTGAATATATTGGTAAACTGTTTTATACAGCAATAAGTGGTGGTGGACTTGAAGGTATTAAGAAACAGTTAGCGGATGATATAAAAGGTGCACTCACCGCAGGACAAGCTGCAATGAATTGGGTTGGTGATGGGTTCAAGAGATTTTATGAAGGAATTCCTAAGTTAAAAGTGCCTTGGTGGATTCAAAATCCTCTTAAATCTTTAATTGGAGTTGATCTTAAGGAAATTCCTGATCTTGGGTGGTTGTATCCTATGAATCCTCTTAGTCTTATACCAAAAGTTAATTTGATGGGTAAGGCTTTCTTTACTAGAGACTCAATGAAATCTGGTGATGTGAAAGAATCTGATAAAGTTGAACCAGTAGAAGATTCTACCGGTGGCGCTAATCTAGAAACTACAAGGGTGATGGGTAAACCGGTACTCACTAGTGCTTACGGTAAGATGAGATCTGGTGGACCTCATGGTGGTACAGATATTGCTGCAGATTTAGGTGCACCTCTGGTACCAGTTACTGATGCTACTATTGTTGACTATGGAAAGTTAAGTCTAACTGGATCAAAGAGAGGAGATCCTAGTGGTTGGGGTAACTTTATTGTATACAAAGATAGTCAGGGATATTATCATCTCTATGGTCATGTCCTTGAGAGTGGTATGAAAACTGGTGGCAGTGTCAAGAAGGGTTTACCTATTGCTAAAGTTGGTAGTACTGGTAGATCATCAGGACCACATCTTCACTGGGAGATGGGAACAAGTTGGTCTGGTGGAACTCTTGGTGGTAAGATGGATCCTTTAAGTGTTTATAAGGTAGAAGATCCGTTTACAGTTGGTGGTGGAATGTCTGACAATTCTCCAACCAGAGAAATTAAGAAACCAACCATACCAAAACCAAAGAGAGAAGACTTTGGTGGTGGTAGATCTGGTGCTAAGAAGTATGAAAAGGCATTGGCAGCATACAGATCAGAAATGCAATCACAACCCGAGATCTCACCACAGAGTTCACCATCTGCAAGTGTGAGTGGTGTTGAGTCACAAGCATCCTATGAACAGACTGGTGGAGGTTCTACTGTTGTATTATCAGCACCATCACAACAATCATCAGGTGGCGGTGGATCATCAGGTGGTGGAGGTGTCATGAGAGTAGGTTCTGGTGACGTGTTAAATAGTTACTATAGAGCTCAACTTTTAGGGTTCTTGTATAAACAGGGTTAATGGGAAAGTCTCTTACACAACCGGGAAATATTACAAGCTTTCAGATCAACTCCAACACTGGTGAAGGATCTGTAGATTTGTCTGCAGGTGTGGTTGATTATAGGTATTATGAAAGTGTTCTTTCAAATAATGTATCAGCAACAGCAATGATTGTTGAGACAGGCAATAGTGATGTTGGTGGTGTTCTTGATGGACTACCAGTTAGAGGTGGCGAAAGAACACAGATTAAGATAGAAGATAATCAAGGTGGAGAACTAAATGTTCCATTGTATGTGAACAGAGCAAGAGATGCTGTTCCTGGAACACAGCAGGACTTGTATATTCTTGACTTTGCCTCTAGAGAATACTTTGCCAATACACAAACCAGAGTTACTAAGAGATATGAGGGTAAGATATCCGATCACATCAGTTCTATTCTAAGTGAACGTCTTAATATTAGTGAGGTTGATATAGATGAAACATCACTTGAGTATAACTTCATTGGTAATGATAGAAAACCATTTTATGTTTGCACTTGGTTAGCAACAAAATCTGTGCCAGCTGAGGGTATAGGAGACGCAGCTGGTTTCTTATTTTTCCAAACGAGAGATGGTTTCCACTTCAAATCTATTGACAATATCTTAGGTGGTGATCCAGTCAAAAAGTTTATCTTTAATAATACAGAAGGATTACCAAAAGGATATGATGGAAAGATATTGAACTATAATATTGAAAGTGATACTGAGTTGCATCAGAACCTAACAATGGGAACCTATCATAACAAATCTATCTTCTTTGATTTTTATAATATGAACTATAAGGAGAAGGTTTATAGTATTGAAGAACAACAAAGTGGTTTGAAGGTCGCTGGTCAGAAGGGTGACAAGTTTAGCTTTGTGGCAGAGGAGTTCACAAAGACACCATCCAGATTTATGACACACATTTTAGATATTGGTGTGGACCCAAAAGGAACTGGTAATAAACAACTTGAGAATCAGAAAAGTGAAAAAGGAGTTCCAAACTTTAAAGCTGAAGATACAATGGTTCAAAGTATCATGAGATACAATCAACTCTTCTCAGTGAAAACACAGATTACTATTGCTGGTGACTTCAGTATCAAAGCAGGTGACCTAATTGAATGTGATTTTCCTGAGTTGGCTGGTGCTCAACTTTCTAATACTAACGATCAAAGTGGAGGCATATATATGGTAGCACATGTATGCCATAGGAATACACCTGAGGGTTGTTTTTCTAGTCTTGGTTTAGTAAGAGATTCTTATGGTAAGAGGACCTAATGATTGATCAGAGTTTATTTAATAAACATTTTGTAGGTAGAGATGGTTTTAACTGGTGGATAGGACAGATTCCACCTGAGGAATCATGGCGAGAAAATATAACTGGTAAGAGAAATAAAAAAAACACGGATGCGAAAGGATTTGGTGAGAGGTATCGTGTTCGTATCATGGGGTATCATACTGCCAACGCAGATGATATTCCTGATGATGAGCTACCCTGGGCATATGTAATGTATCCTGTCACTGCCGGTGGTGGTGGTAGAGGTTCATCTCAGAATGCAAACATAACACAAGGAACATTTGTGTTTGGTTGGTTCATGGATGGTGAGGATGCACAACTCCCCGTCATCATGGGTGTTCTAGGACACAATGATTATACTGCGGTGATGAGAGAGGTCACCCCAACTAGATTTATTCCTTTTAATGGATATCCAGCACAAGATGTAGTACATCGTTCAGAAAGATCCACACTTCAAACCAGAAAAGGTGCTAGTGATCAAGTTACTCCACAGGATAATGCTACTGGAAACGCTACCAATAATCAACAAACAGAAAGTGCTCAAGGTGGTTCATCTGCTCAGGTTGATGCAGACCCAAAACCAGAACCGAAAGACCCAATTCTTGCAACATCTGAGTGTGATAAGGCACCAACAAATGCCATGATACTTGAGCTTACCAATGTGATGAAGGAGATTCAACGAATCAATCAAATGATATATGATGCACAGGCTGGATTTAATGAGGACGTTGCGGAAGTTCAGGAATGGATTGCTAAAAAGGTCGAAGAAGCAACTGAATATGTTAGTGGAATACTGAAGTGGATCTTCACTGAGATAGAGAAGTTTGTTCTCAATAAACTAAACTTTGTTATAAGAAATACATTCTCTATTATTCCTCCAGATTTAAAAGAGGCCCTTAGATTAGCTGTTGAAAACTCAAATGATATTGTCGCTTGTCTTTTTAAAAGACTTATCAATGAACTACCTGGTATGATCGGTGGGTTCCTTGGTGATTTGTTTGGTGTACTCACTAGTGGTGGTAGTATTAATATTGGTCTTGGTATTCCAACTAAGGCTGTAAATCTTCCTCAATGCTTCTTAGAAAACTTTATTGGATCAACTCTTGGTAATATTGTGAACGTGATTGCAAATGCTGTCAATGATGCATTTGATGCTGTTACTGGTATTGTTGGAGAAGTTGCTGGTATTGTTGGTGATGTGATCAGTTTCATAGAAAGTATTATTTCATTCCTCAATTGTGAAGTTAAAGGCAAGTGTCCTAAGGTTAAGGAGTGGAGTATTACAAGTGGTGCCGGAGATGATTTTGTAACAGATTTGGGTGATCTAATGGATGGAGCAAAGGGTATCGCATCTTCTGTTGCTGGTCTTGGAAATCAAATAGGTGATCTAGGCAACTTAACTGATATTGATTTCTCTGATGTGTTTGATAGTTCAGCATGTGATCTTGGTCCAAGGTCTTGTGGACCTCCAACTGTGGGTTATATTGGTGACGGAGAAGGTGCTCAGATTAATCTGGTCATATCCGGTGAAGGTGGTGAGATTATGGGTGTTGATATCATCAATGCAGGTTTCAATTTCAGTCAAGGAAACTCTTTTCTCACTGTCAATGATGATTGTGGTATAGGACAGGGTGGTGTTCTCCGACCTGTGTTTGGTCCTGTTATACCGAATCCTAATGGTCCTGGAACTATTCCTGCAGTTAATCCTGGAGATGCATCTGGAGTTATTCCTGGTGCAGATCCTTCAGTTCTAATCAACGTTGATACAGGTGGATCATCTGTTCCTGGTAGTGATACAGGCAATGGTAGTGATCCAACAGGTGGAAGTGATATAGTCAATGGTATCGGTATTGTAGATGTAATCATTGTTGAATCTGGTTATGGGTATCTACCATCTCCTGATGGTTCAAGTGGTGGTGGTGGTAGTGTATGGAAACCTGCAGATTATACTATTATTGTTGGTGATGGTAGTTTTAATCCTGGAAATGGTTCAAGTAGTGGAGATGATGATGGAAGATTTGGTAATGATTACTATCCACCAATTCCACCAGGAAATACTGTACCTATTCCACCAGGAGCAACAGTAACTACACCACCTAACTCAAATATGACTGAGGGTTCTGATAATGAAGGAAACGGTGTTGAGATATTACCCGGTTCACCACTGTTCTTCCCTAATGGTGGTAGTATGACTTCACCAACAATTATGGAGGATATTGATATCACTGCTGTTCTTTATCCATCAACTTCTTCTTATCCAGTTATCATGTATCTGTGTGAGTTGATTGTTGATAAACCTGGTGTGGATTATCAACCAACTGATGAGGTTGTGATTGAACCTAACATGGGCGCAACAGCTACACCTAAGTTTGATAAGTTTGGTAGATTACTTTCTATCAAAGTAACTGCTGGTGGTGAAGGTTTCAAACAAATTCCTGAGGTTTATATCAAAACTAAAACTGGATTTGGTTCAAAGATTACACCTAAATTCTGTATAGATAGACTAGGAGAAGATGATCTTGAGAGGGAACCAGGTTTGCAGGACAAAGTTCTATCTGTTGTTGATTGTGTAGGTGCTGTCTGATGTCAGAAAGGAAAAATTATCATACAATTAGATACGGAACCGCTGAGGGTGAGATTAAGTTTGGACATGTCCATTTTGATAATGTAAACTCAGCAGTGATGTTGAGAAGTGGTTTTCCTTCTTCTAAAGGTAATCATTATATGACCATGGATGGTCCTGGTGGTGAAGATTTTAGAACACATAGCACAACTTTCAGAGGACCAGGATCTTTCCAAGTTAAACATGGTGATGGTGTTCCTAATGAACAACCAGGTATCTACTTAGATGCAGTTAGTGGTGACATCATAATCAGGGCAGCCAAGGGTCGTATCAGGATGGAAGCTATTGATGTGGACATTAAAGCCACTGGTAGTGGTGGGAGAGGAAACATTGTTCTTGATGCAAACGAAAAGGTTATTATCAATGCTCAAACCATCTCTTGTAATGCAAAAGCTTCAGCTAGGTTTTTCTCTGAGAAGACTGTTGAAATTGTTGGAAATAATGTGTTAAATATGTATGGTGGATTTGTGGATATAGCTGATGGTTCATCT